GAGGTCGCGGGATCATACATCAGAGGACTAGGCGCGAGGTTCGCAGATGAAGCAAGCGCGGAGATCTTTGAAGAGTGGGACGGTGACCGCATATTGAGCACGCCAGACCCTGAACGCCGCGCACAGATGCTTGAAGTGATCAGAGAAGAGGTAGGGGCCGCGACACTGACCAAAGATCAAGCGCGAGCTGTGGCGCGGAGGATCAGACAGAGATCAGGAGACCTCGCGCGTAACTTTGAGCGCATCGCTGAGACAGAGATCCAAGCGGCTCACAATGAGGGGCAGATCGCACAAGCGGTTGAACTGGATGGAGAAGACGCGAGAGTCGCGCGAATCCCTGAGAGCGGCGCGTGTCAGTATTGCATTGATGCATACATTGATCCAGAGACTCAGCGCCCCTATATTTTCCAAGTAAGCTCGATCATTGAGAATGGAACAAACCAAGGGAGGGCGCGCCGAGATTGGAAGCCGACACTCTACCCTATGCATCCTAACTGCCGATGTGATACAATCCCCGTGAGCCCATCTCAGACAGTGAGCAGATCGGGGCGTCTGGAGGTAGCACAGTGAGAATTGATCTAGTTAAAGCGGAGAGAGTCCCTGATCAGCCGAACACCGCCAAGATCACAGGCGTGATCAGCACTGATGAGGTAGATCTCCAAGGTGAGCGGGTACTCCAAAAGGGTCTTGATTTCAGTTACTTCCTCAAAAAAGGCACGTTTAACTATGAGCATCAAGCAGGTGCTGAGAACATGCTCGGTTACCCTACCAAAATCAATCAGCGCAAGGGGTACACGGAAGTTGAAGGGGTCCTACTCCTCGACAAGCCCAAGGCGCGTGATATTTTTGAGACCGCGAGCGCGATGAGAAAAGCAGGGGGCCACCGTACTTTAGGCTTCTCTGTAGAGGGTCAGGTACTAGAGCGTGATCCAATGGACCCTAAAATCGTCACGAAGGCCAAGGTCATAAACTGCGCGATCACCTCCAACCCGATCAACCCAGATACATCACTAGAACTCATGAAAAGCGTGCGTGCGCTACTTTTGAAGGGCTCTGTAGGGTATCAGACCCCGAGTGGCGTAAACGGGCAATCTATCGCGGCTCTCGTGCCTCAACAGTTAGAGAGCACGAGTAACGCGACATACAATGCGTTGAATGATGAGCGTTTAAGCGCTATAATACGCAAACTATCCACTCTTTATCCTAATGTTGAATCAGGCGCGCTAGCCCGCGCCGCCGCTGAATTATCAGGAGTAATTAAATGAGAGCAAACGACCTCATTAACATGATGAAGGGCGCGGGAGTATCTGAGGAGGTCGCAGAACAGCGAGCGAATCAGTATCTTCGCGACCAAGACGACTCAGAGCGCTTTGAGAAGGCGCTCACGGCCCTCGATGGTGTTGCAGAAGCACAACGCGAGGCAGAAGAAGCGCAGTATGAGCGCATGAACAAGGCTTTTAGTGATGGTCAGGAGACCGTTGCAGAAGCTCTCGCACCTGCACTCGACGCGCTCTTGACCGAGCAACGCGCACAAAACGAGGCGCTGTGTAAAGGTCTTCAGGGCGCGCTTGAGCTGATCAAGAGCCTCCAGACTGAGGTCAAGGGCCTTCGTAACGCACCCGTTAACGAGCCTGAGCCTATCGCGAAAAGCGTCTCTTATATCCCAGCACCCGCAGAGGTCACCGCCGCTGATACGTCACGAGATGAGCTGTTTAAGGCGCTCTCTACGATGACCACGAGCGACCCTAGCCGCGCGAGTGAGATGTTACAGGCCGCCGCGCTTCTTGAGAGTGGCGCGAACCCTAACGACATCAAGCAACGATTCAACATCTAAGGAGTTTTAACATGCAAGGCATCCCTTCAAGCGCAGACATGAGCGCCCTTATGGGCTCACTTCAAAAGGGTACTGTAGGCTACCAAACGCCACTCGTACCCGCAGGCGGATCACAGACCGCCGCGAACATCTCACCACTCGTACCTCAACAGCTCGCGCAGACCTTGAGCATCGCTACCAGTAGCATGAACGATCTCAAGCTCTGGCCTATGCTCGCTAAGGTTCAAGCGCAGAACACCGTAGTTGAGTACAACCGCGTACTCTCACACGGTGGTCAGCACTCACCTTTCATCTCAGAAGGTGGAAACGGCATCCTCAACCGTTCTACTTACGAGAAGGTAGCAACCAAGATCCGTTATCTCGCAGAGCGCCGAGAGGTCACCGATCAGGCGTCTATGGTCAACATCGTAGGACCAAGCGCAGACGCAATCGCGGAGGAGACTCGACGCGGCACTGAGAGCCTTCTTCAGCGCCTTGAGTTGAACCTCTTCCATGCTGATGAGACCAAGGACTCAAACGCGTTCAACGGGATCATCAAGCAGATCGTTGATGGTGGTAACACCGCAGATCTTCGCGGTAAAGCGCCTACAGCGCTTTATCTCTCAGAGATCTTAGGTCACCTGTACAGCGCGCCTCTTTACGGCATGGTTACTCACATCATGGTGACCCCTCGCATTCTCTCTGAGCTGATCAAGCAAACTGTACACCACGGGCGTCACGATCAGATTCAGGTGAACTCTGGACAGATCACCTTTGGCGCGTCGAGCCTCTCGATCACTGGTCCTTATGGTCCTGTTCAGGTGGTCTCTGCTCCGTTCCTTGAGCGTCATGATCGCATTGCCCCCGCACTCGGTTCAAGCTCAGTGTTTGAGGGTACGCTTGATGCTCCTACTGTTAAGGACATCGGTGGCGGTGTCACTATTCAAGCACAAGCTAACAACGCCTCTAAGTTCGTCGCGGCTGATAACGGTGATTACATCTATCGCGTGGTCGCTGTCGGTACGAACGGTGTGAGCGCTCCTGTAGACACTAACGCGGTCACCGTTGACGCAGGTGAGCAGGTGACCTTCACAATCCGTGTTGCTGATCACACCAAGGTGAAATACCTACGCATCTACCGAAGCGCGAAGGGCGCCGCTAACGCAAACGGCGCGCTCTTGATTGATGAGGTCGCTGTAAGTGGTCAGGACACCGTGATCACTGACAATAACGCGAACATTGCAGGGGCCTCTGATATCTTGTTCCTCAACTTCTCACCTGATTATATGTGTTATTATCAGATGCTGAGCCTCGTTCGTCGCCCTCTCGCGCAGGTCTCTACGACCTTCCCGTTCTTGCTCATGATGTTCGGCGCTCCTGCTGTGAAACTGCCTACAAAGCTCTTTGTAGTGCGTAACGCAGGTGTGAACACAAGCGCAGGTCTCGACAGCGTGAGTGATCCTGTCCTCCTCGGCTTGAACCCTCCTGCTTAAGCGATAAGGACATAGCCCTATGAGCATCAAAGTCAAGCATCCTGTACTCAGAAACATTACGCTCTCACTGGTTGATGGTGAGGTGTACATTGATGAGAATGGTATTTTTGAGGGTGATCTCTCTGATGCTCAGAGGGCGCGGATCTCCGAGCGAGGATGGGAGATCATCAGCGAAGAGGCGCCGAAGCCAAAGCGCAGGCGCACAACGCGAAAAAAGACCGCTAAAAGCGATCAAGAAGGGTAAGGTCTCCTCCCTATGGCTACGATTCAAGAGCGCGGATATGACATCACATATCTCAAAAGCACTTATCTCTTAGGTGTAGATTTAACTCTTGATGATGGTAGCGCTTACCCTGACACAATCTTTACAACGTCTATCGAGCAAGCGAGTCGCGCGGTGAGCGATGAATTAGGTCTGGTCTTTGACCCTCAGACCTTCTCAGAGCGCCACGATAAAGAGCCTGATGCTTCGCCTTCATGGTTCCCGATTCGCTCCAGATATAGACCGTTGATCAGCGTTGAGAGCTTGAACATTATTTATGGTCAAAGCTCAACACGCGCAGAACTGCCCCCTAAATGGGCGCAGATCACCGAGCCTATCGCGGGGCAGATTCACATCATCCCGACCACTGAGGGCGCTTCTAGCTACCTGATCGCGGGAGGTATGCCCGTGATTCTTGGCCTCGGAGGGCTCAACGCTCAATATTATATCCCCGCATATTTTGAATTAGATTATCTCGCAGGATTCCCATATTACACAGGAACCGCGACGGTCTTACAGGGGCAGACCTCCGTTGAGGTGGCTACTCCTCAAAAGTTCGTGGATCGGTATGAAGTGAAATGCACAGGCGCGACAATCAGCGCCAAGCGACACGATAAATTCACGCTCAACCTGAGCGCACCAGCCGCAGGTGACACTGATCTTTCATGGACCATCGACACGCTACCCGCTGACATAGCGCGCGCGGTCATGCTCAAGAGTTCATTGCTCGCTTTAGATGTCGCGGGTGACTTGATCGCGGGGGCAGGGCTCGCGATGGTCTCAACCTCGATGGATGGGCTCTCACAGAACATTAACACCACAGCAAGCGCGACTAACTCAGGATATGGAGCGCGCGTGCTTCAGTTTACTAAAGAGTATAAGGAGCTGATCGCGACACTTAAGGCCACCTATCGCGCGATGAATATCATGGCGCTGTGAGGGGAAACCATGATCCTAGGCTCTCGTATACCGCCAAAGCTTAACCCGCGCGCTGACTTCAAGCCTGAACAGTTCAGGAAAGTGATCATCTCGCATGGGATGACCTGCACATGGGAGCAGGCGGCAGAGTGTCCATGTAGTCAAACGAGCGCGAGTCATGGATTCAGCCTCACTGGATCATCAGGAGACGCAGAGCAAGCGCGCGTTGACTGTCCAGTCTGCCACGGTAAAGGTTACCTGTATCACAGCGCTCAAACGGTCAAGGCCGTGGTCACAGGCGCGCGGAAAGAGGAGCAGAGATTTGGACCTCTTGGCGCGACTGAGTATGGGAAAGGCAACATCGGCCTCACGCTCCTACCTGAGCACCTCCCCATGATGGGGGATCGCTTCACGATCACAGACAGCGCGATCGTA